CTTTCCTTTTTGGGCGCCAACTATCCTTACGCCTTTGTGTTTTATTGCGTCTATTGACTTAGGCTCTGAGCTGTCGGCCGTTGTCTGGTGTCGATGAAGTAGCATGGATTTCATCTTTTCAGCTATGGCATTGTTGCTCATGCCTTTCTGATAGAATCCATCATATATAAATAGCTTTTTATTCTTGGTATCAATAAAGGATTGGTTAAATGCCGTTGGGTCGTTAGTGTAACCAAAATCCAAGCCTTGAATACTGTCTAGGCCTTTTATTTCATCTTCGCGTATCAGTCTTTGTTCAATATTTTGGAATATTAGCCCTTCAGCGGTCCCCCAATTGCCCAAGGCATAAATATTGTAGTACCTGGGGTTAGACTTTTTCTTATTCGTCATTACCATTTTGTACTCGTCATCTATAAACGAGTTATCAAGGTAAGTTGTTTTTAATGTGAACACACCTTCAATTGGATCATCAAAAAATATCTTTTTAATCCAGTGCTGCTCGCTAATAGGGTTTAGAGTTAGTATGATTTGCTTTATACAGCCAAAGTCGCCACGCAGACGTAAATCCAATTGTTCAAAATCTTCCTGCAATAACTCTGTTGCTTCTTCTGCCCATATAGAGGTAACACCCTCGATAGATTTAAGTTTTTCAACATCATCCAAACCGGAGAACATGAATTGCGCCCCGTTAGGTTTATATATCATAGTCCTGTCGGTTTGATTCATATGAAACTGAGACGATAAACCCCACAAAGATATAATATTCTTCATCAGAGTCCATACAGACTTTTTAATGGTTCTATCGACTTTTCGAATTATAAGGATATTGTGCTTAACATCTGACTCGTTAAGCATCCTATACAATAGTTTACGGGCGACTATATGTGATTTACCGCTACCAGCACCACCCCATACTATTTGATAGCGTGACTTATCTTTGAATACTGGAATGAAAGCAGGGGATTTTAATTTAACGTAGCGTTGAAACTTCTGAAGGTCTACCACTGCTCATCGTCTGCTGTGATAATTTTATGTGTATTATTTGTTTCTGTTGGTGCGTTATCGCCCAACATTAAGTTGTGCTCTTTAATTGCAGATATTGCAGCAGCGGCATTTAGAGCGCCTTTTTCCTCATCATCTATAGAGCATCTATCAATTAGCTTTTCTAGCTTTTTAAGCTTATCTGCTTTCGTCCAAACGTATGTTTCGTCTGATTTCTTCTGATGCTCTCTAATGGATTCTTTGATGATAGGTTTTAAAAGGTTTTCTGCACCTATGACTTGCGCTGTCTTTTTGCTGTATCCTGCGTCTATCGCTGCTTGCGTTGCATTTCCACCATTAAGTAAATAAGCCTTAATAAATGCGTCTTGCTTGTGTGTTAGTTTTGCCATCTCAACCCCCTAGGTTTCAATGTTATCTCTCAGAGATATTTGTTATTTTACTTTTATTGATGAAGGATCTACACCCAGAAAAGCTCCAATTGCTAGAAGTATAAAGCCAGCAACAACTAATCCTGCCTTGCTAAATATACTTGTCACCATCTTGTCTATATTGTCCTGGCTTCTTTTTGTTCTTCTTAGTATCGGATCTGCATACTCGATATGTTCTTTTATAGTCGATTCATTATCGGCAGATTTCTTTATTGATGTTTCAAGCATCATATCGTACTTGATATTGCTTTCTTTCATCGTTATAACTAACTCATTTAAACCGCTAGTCATTTTTGTTTGCGCTATAGCCCCGTCTGTAGTTGCTTTTTCCAATAAAGCTAAGGCTATTTGTATATCTGTTAATTCACTATTTGGCATGATTGCGCTTTATTATTTTCTTGGCTTGTCCCCATAGTATACCAAAAAACCAGATTAAGAACATTACCATTGATGATAGCCCGAATAGCTCTAGAGATATCGCCCACGAGTCCGACAATATTTCCCCTCGTAATAAATGAAGAAAGGATATAACTGTGAATAAGCACAAGGATATACTCATAAGAAATATACAGATTTGTTTTAGCACCATCACAGTCCCTGCTATCGATACTCATGGTGAATTGAAATAAAACCATTAACACGCAAGCGTAAAGCAAGTGCTTTTTTGGCTCCTCTAGGAGGATATACATTGCGTAGATGATACCCCAGACAGTAAAGTTTAACATTCCGTAATAGTAACCGTGTGACCATAAGAACAATGGCGACCAACCTATGAACTCACAACACACTGTAGCAAACATTAAAGTAAGCGCTTTTCTGTCACATAAGAAAGCGACCATATAGGCCGCAATAATTAATATACTTATCATTTCATACCTTTCAATGTAAGACCATTACAAGGCATTACGAAATGCTAATCCTCGCGAGGCGGTTTGTTACCAGTCATAATATACTCCTATTAATTAAGCCGTTATGGCGGAGTAATTATACTACTTTTTAAATCTACTTACGATACCCTCAACAGCGCCACCAGCAAAATAGAAGCTTAAGATCAATATAAATGCCGACCCCATATCACCATTAAGGTAAGTCATAATCTTTGATGTATCTAAATCCTTCACCATAAATATATCAGCAATATAAATAACACCCACAAAAAACCATAAACTAACATATGGAATGGTTACTACTAATGCTAACCATCGCTGCGCTATTTTATAGGGTTCGTATAGCTTAAGGAATTTCATTTTAGCCGATGACTTTTCTTCATCAGTAAAAACCATTGCATCAATACCGTTAATACCAGCATCAATTATCTTGTCACTACCGAATAAGCTTGACCAAATACCCATAACTAATACCTTTCTATTGTTAATGTATGATTGTCACCTGCAAGCACATTCATAAGCTTGTCATACGCCAGCTTACTTGATAACCCCGAAAGATTCATTTCGTTTGTAACAACATCTGTTGCTTTATTTTCCGTTCTCACGGGTAACAACCCAAAACTAGAACAAGGCATTATACAACCCAAGGTATCATCAACCGTGTTACCTTTGTGAATCAATATATCTGTTCGGCCAATAACATCTTGCAGCTTGTAACACGGGCCAAACTTATTAGAGTTTGTCATTTTAATGACGTACTCACCTGCCGGTACACAACTTACATTTACTGAATTCTTGCGCCAGGGCAACTCAAACGTATTACATATTAACTCTTTATCATGGTATAGCTTACCCATGGTGCAAATGTTATTGCGGAACGTAATTAATTTTAATTTCATCTTCTTTATCCTTATTTAGCGTTAACTTTCATTCGATTTAACATTGCAATAACTGCATTCATATTTAAGCATTTGTATTGCGGCAAAGAATCTATCGATGCGCTCTTACTGCTAAATATCCACAGCTCCCCATTCTTAGGTTTTATATGTGGCTTACTCATACCCTCTCCTATAGCACCCCTTGTGAGCGCTTTAATTAGTTATTTCTCTGTAACTATAACTTTTACGTCATATTTATCATTGCTGTAATCTGCTATTTCACTTTTATTGCTAATAATTGCAGCGCCAACCAATCCAATAAGCTCGATTATCATCGACTCTGGCGTGTACCCTGCGCACCTATACATTGCGATTATATCCTCTTCCATAACTATCCCACTTATTTAATTTAATTAGCGGCTGATATTTATCAACCGCTTGTTTAGTTGTTTATTCAGAAACTGGTGATATTAACTCTTGATTGCATCCAGACGATACGCCCATATTGTTTGAATGAATGTACCCAGAATAATAACCCTCAGCCTTTGCTATTCGCACGCGCAAAATGCCAGACAGATTACTCATGCAATAAAGCTGTTCGGTTAAGTCTTGTTGTGCATCTAAGCTCAATTCGTAAAATGGCTTGGTCTTATTGAACTTGGTTAGCTTTTCTAATCTAGCCTCTAACTCTGCTGATTCGTCTTTTAATCTACTTAAAAAATCACTCATTTTGTTTACTCCGTTATTTTAATTTAATTAGTAGCCATGCAATTATCAACACGGCCATTCTTTCACATGTATCACACTTTATTTTACCATGCCCTAAGTCATAATAAGCACAC